CGGGGCTTGTCGGCAGCGGATCGGGGGCGACTCCGACCGGGATTCTCAACACCTCGGGCGTAGGCGATCAGAGCTGTGCCGGATCATATCCGGATTATGACGATCTTCTCGCGATCTGGAGCGATGTCGGCGTCAGCAACGCGGCGATCGGTTCGCTTGCGTGGGTGTTCAACGCGAAAATGGCCGCGACGCTCAAGCAGGTATATCCGAACACGACCGGCGGCGATACTCCGGTGCTCGAGGGTGACATCATGAACGGTACAATCCTCGGGATCCCGGCCCTGGTGTCGAACCAGATCGCGAATACGTTCGGTTCGGGCGACACTTCGACGAGCGGCGCGCTCACCGCGATCATTTTCGGCAATTTCGCGGACTGCATCATCGGCCAGTGGTCCGGGGTTGACGTCATCGTCGATCCGTATTCCAATTCGACCACCGGCGCCGTGAGGATCTCGATGTTCCAGGAAGCGGACATTGCGATCAGACATGCTGAATCTTTCAGCCAGACGTCAAATGCGGCGACGAAGTAAGGTAAGGGGGTAGCGATATGGCACTCTCAAACCCTCGCGGACAGTTTGGCGTTCATTCTGTCTGCCTCTATGACAGGGATACTGGGATTCCGCTCTCGTATCTCAGGGTCGTGGGGAAATGCGAGATCAACTTTGAGGCCGATTTTTCGGACCTCACCGGCGGATCGCAGATGTACCCTTATGACTCTGAGGTCACGAAGATCGGTTCCGATATATCGTTCACTGCGCGCGAATATGACGCGGGGACGATGGAGCTCCTCATGGGAGGGGCTCTCACCGAGAACGGCGCAGAGGCGACCGGCGCAATCGATGGATTTGACAACGTCAAAGGCACGAGCGTCAAAAGTGCATCGACCGGGATCGCGACCGTCTCCGTTACGAGCGGAGACAGCGCGGACCTGAAGGAAGGCAAGTACATCATCAAGGCGACTGCGGCAAAAGCGGCTACGGTTTACGCTTTGACAGATGTGGACTTCAGTAACGGCACCGATGCGACGTTCACCGACGACACTATGGCGATCGGCACGATCGATCTGACGAGTGGCGCGGCGACGCTTGCAGCTTTCGGGCTCACGTTTACGCCCGGATCCGGCACGACGGCGTTTGTCACGAACGACACCGCTGAATTCTACGTCCGCAAGGCGAACGCCAGCTCGGTTGAGCTCGTGTTCGGCCAGGCGGCCGCTGAATTCACGAAGGTCGGGATCATTCTCGCCGGCCAGAAGCAGTCTGACGGGTCCATAAGCTATATGGAGCTGTACAATTGCCTGGCGGCAGGGATGCCCATAGGGTTCAATGAAAAAGCGTGGAGCGACTGGTCGATCAAGATCAAGGCGCTGTACGATTCGGACAAAGACGCGATCGGATGCTTCAGAAGGACGATCGCAGTGTAAGAAAAGAGTAAAATCAAGAGGCGGGACCACCACCGCCTCTTTTTAAACACTTATGGAAATTGAAAGAGTAAGAACAGAAACCGAAAGGTTGAGGGACGACATGTTCGAGTTCGGTCGGATCATATATACGGGCCGCCGAAAATCGAAATTCAAGATCGGCCTGTTTTTCCGCATCATTCATCCTGGGGATATCATCGAGCTGACGATACCTGAATGCGATGAGATGTGCCGGAACCATTCGTTCAAGCCGTACAATCTGGAGACGACGCGGGCGATTCGTTTTTATCAAACTCCGCCCGGGATGTTCAGCCTGATAAATGGTTTTTTGAAGGGCCGGCGGTGCTTCATCATTGGGCGCGGCAGCAGTCTCATCGGGTTCGATTTCAGCATTTTGAAAAATGAGTACGTGATCGTATGCAACGAGGCGTTGCTGTCATATCCGCAGGCGGACGCGATCGTGTTCTGTGATCGGTCGCTGTGGGTCAACAACAAGGATATGCTGGCGAAATTCGACGGATGGATTTTGGCCGCGGAACGTACCGGATACTATGACGTTGACCGGCGTAAAAATGTCATCATTTTCCCGCTGGGCAATCTGGGATGCGGGCAACGTGTCGAGGACGGCATGTACTGCGGAGCGTCGTCGGCGATGCTCGCAATCAATATCGCCGAATGTATGCAGGCATCCGAGGTCTATCTTCTCGGGCTGGATCTCAATGTGCAGGCCGATCGGAAGTATTTTGACAATTTCACCGATGAGCCGAAGCATTATTCTGACAATTCATGGGTGCGCGAGCACCTCAAAATGTATCACGAACATTTTCGTCAATATACCAATGTGTACAATTGCAATCCGAAAAGCGCGATAAAGACATTCCCTTTCGTGAATGTAAAGGACGTGATAAATGCGGCTGATCAAGTTGCTTGATTTAATTGGTTTTCAAAATGATGTTCTAAAAAATTTCGCAATCGATGAGAAATTGAACCGTGACATCAGTCTTGATAATAACGTTATAATCAAGGAAATCTATAATTTACAAAACGAAATTTTATCCGGGAACTTTGGGAATCCCGGAGGCGATCTTATTCATGCACTGATGGTCATTCAGCGCATGATCTGCGGCGTCGAATTGTACCCGACTGCAAAAATAGGAGAGAACTTTGAGGTTATTCATGGCGGCGGCGTTGTAATCGCAGGGACTGCGGTGATCGGCGACAACGTGAAGATATTCAGCGGCGTCGTAATAGGGGACCGCGCCGGGAAAATGGCGGCCCCGAAGATCGGGAACAACGTGACGATTTATGCGAATTCGACCGTTTATGGTGACATCACTATAGGGGATGATGTGGTCATCGGCGCGAACTCGAGCGTCGGGGTGAGTATTCCCGCCGGCATGATGGTCCTCGGCGGTCCCGATAATGTGAGGCCGAAATGTTGAATCGTTTGTTTTTAAGAAGTGACAACCGTGACATCACTACGATCGCCGAAATTGGGATAAATCATAATGGTGATATAAATATCGCGAAACGGCTTATCGATATCGCGAAATTTGCCGGGTTTAATTTCGTAAAATTTCAGAAGCGGAATCCGGAGAAGTGTGTCCCGGAGCATAAAAAGAACGAACTCAAAGACACGCCCTGGGGAAAAATCACATACCTTGAATACAAGAAGAAAATTGAATTCGGTCTTGAGGATTACATCGAACTTTCAAATTACTCGAAGGATCTCGGGATCCAGTTTTTTGCCTCGGTGTGGGACCTCGACAGCGCTGAGTTTATGCGTAATTTTACCGATATCGTGAAGATCCCTTCGGCATTGATCACGGACATTGCTCTTCTTGAGTATTGCCGGGATCATTTCAAATATCGGCTGATGTCAACAGGGATGAGCACCGAGGACGAGATCACCGCTGCGGTCAGGGTGTTCGAGCCTCATGTAATTTTTCACTGCAATTCAAGTTATCCGGCCCGGCCGGATGAATTGAACCTCAGATACATCGAATGGCTCAAGAACAAATATCCGAAAACAAACATCGGATATTCAGGGCATGAATACGGCATTGAAACGACATATCTGGCGGTTGCTTTCGGGGCCACCTGGATCGAGAGGCACGTCACTCTCGAGCATTATATGTGGGGATCAGATCAATACTGTTCACTTGAGCCGGAAGGCATGATCAAGCTGGTTCGCGGGCTGAAAAATGCTGCGGTTTCACTGGGAGAATGCCGGGCCCGTGTAGTATATGATTCCGAGCTCGGTAAAAGGAGTGATCTCAGAAAATGATTTTGAGTGTGGACATTGACGGTACGATTTTCGATAGCGAATTACTCGAAGGAGAATACTGGATAAACAAAGTGAATCAGCATCTCATTCTGAAACTCAATTCGCTTTTCGAGGCAGGTGTTCAGATTATAATTCATACTGGCCGGCATTGGAACCATATGGATCTGACGAAGCGGCAGCTCGATCATTATGGAGTGAAATATACCACTCTGGTAATGGGCAAACCTGTTGCGGATCATTATATCGACGATAAGGCGGTGAGACCTGATGAGTTTCTTGGAAGATGATCTCGACGATCTGTTTGACGATTTTGCAGTCGATGTCGTGCTCGTGAATTATCCTGAGAGTTCATCGACCGGATCGACCGGCAGCGCGGTGTCGTCAACCGACACGACCATCCAGGGGATATTCGACGATGCGCAGAAGGTCATGGACCAGCTCACCGGGCAGATGGTGACGGCGAGGCCGCAGGTCACGGTGAAATCGAGCGACGTGACCAGGCTTCTCAGGCGTGCGATCGTCCGCGTCGGACTGACTGATTATTTCGTCAACGACATCCTCGATGACGGGACGGGAATCACAGTTTTGCAGTTGAGTGAAAAATGAGTAATACAATCAGACAGAACATTATCACGGCCCTCAAGACCAGGATGCAGACCATAAGGATCGGAAACGGATACAATACCGATGCCGGCATGAATGTGTTCGACTGGTTGGAGTACTCGACCGACGCGACGGTCCGGCCGGCGATTATAATCCGGGATACCGACGACAGTGTTGAAGAGTACGGGGCCCATGTGAAGGATAGGAAACTATCGGTCGAGATACTCATCCAGACGGACGGATCTGATGCCGTGAAGGATGCCAGGTCCATCATAGGCGACGTAGAGAAGGTGCTCGGGACCGATGAAACGCTCGGTGGGTATTGTTATGCAGCCGAGGACGCCGGCAATGAGATGGAATCGAAGCATGAAGAGGATATTCTGGTGACGGCGAAGATAAAGCTCATGCTGCACTACAGAACGGGTCTCTGGGATCCGTATACCACGATAAATTGTTAAGGGGGATTCATGGCGACGGTTAAAATAGCAGGAAAGGAAAGAAAGATTCGGATTGGATATGGAAAGACCAGGTACATCCTGGGGAAATATCTCGATAAGTTCCAGAAGGCGAAAACTGACGAGAAAGAGACGTTCAATCCCGGAGACGATTTTTTCATCGATATCATCTGGACGAACTTGACGCGGCGGTGGTTCGGTCTGAAACCGTTTATCACGAAAACGCGCATGAGAAATGCGATCGGATATAAGGAACTCGGCGACGCGGCATTGTATATCAACGAGGAAATTTTTGGGAAGCAGGAAGCCAGGGAGGATAGGGAGCCGGGAAAGGCGGGAAAGTAAGGTGGGTCGATTTCTTTCAGGGCGCGGTCGATTCGCTTGATGAAATTTACTATATCCTGAGAAGGCATTTTAATTTCACGCACGGGGAGATTCAGGAGGGTAGGATATCAGACCTGAAGAAACTCACCGGGCAGTACATCGCCGAGAAGACCGATCGCGAAATATTCGAGATCCGGCTTTCCGGCGGGGATCCCGAGAAGACCGAATATTATGCGTCATATATCGACAGAATCAGGAAGCGGCAGAACGTAGAGCATGAACGCCTTGATCCTGACGAGGCGATTGAATACAAGAACTTATTTGATGGAGCATTGAAACAAATTGGCGGACAAAGAAGTAACAGTAAAACTCGGGCTCGACAGCAGAGACTACGAGTCAAAGATCGCAAAGGCGGCGCAGGCAACAAAGGGCATACAGGCTAACTGGGCGCAGGCGGCGTCCGGCGTGCGCGATCTGGCCGGGATGGTCGGGGTCGCGGTCGAGAAGGTCGGGGAGTTTGTGAAATACGCCGGTAAAATCGATTCCGTGAGCTCGGCGTTCAATTCCCTGGCTGCGTCTGCCGGGAAAAGCGGTCAATCCATCATTGAAGGCATGACGAAGGCCACACGCGGGACCGTGGATACCATGAAAGAGATGGAGGCCGCGAACCTTGCCATCAATCTCATGGGATCACAGGTCGTGACGAAACTGCCGATGCTCGCGGAGATCGCCATGGCAGCGGCCCGGTCGAGCGGGAAAGAAGTCTCCGAGATGTTGAACGACGTTATCGTCGCGTCCGGCCGGCAGTCGGTCATGATCCTCGACAACCTTGGAATATCCTCATCCGTCGCCGCGAAATACCAGGAAGAGTATGCCAGGAAGCTCGGAAAGACAAGGGAGCAGCTCGACGAGACGCAGAAGTCCGCGGCGTTTTTCTATGCCGTCGAGAAAGCCGGTGGCGAGCTGGTCCAGAAGATGAACCTGGATACGTTGACGCTGGGTGAAAATCTACAGAAACTCGGTGCAACGAGCAAGAATGTGGCGGATGATTTCACCACAAAATTAAATCCAGCCTTGAATAATCTGGCACAGGATGCGAATAGAAGTTCAGGAATATTCCGTGAAATGGGGACTGTTCTTGGTGATGAAGTCGGGAAAAGATTGGCACGGCTGCGAGTCAACGTCTATGAAGCGTCGGCTTCTTTTTTCGAAATGCAAAAGAATTGGGACCAGTGGAAGATGGGAATGGCCATTTACTGGAAAATGGACGAAGAAACTCAGGAAAAATTGAAATATAATTTCGCTTTATCTTCAGTGAAACTTGAGTACATGAATAAAAAGGTAAACGAAGCCTCTGATTCTTATAATAACTATGGACAGGTTGCAACAATTGCAAACAAAAACATTGCAACAGCCGCAGCCGCCGCAGCTATTGCGGGCCCGAAAAAAGATGACGCCCTGTTTGATGAATATGTCAAGAAAAAGGAAATGCTTGGTGAATATTCGAATTATAAATTGAGCGTTGACGATTTTCTTCTGCAAAAAGAACAGGATTGGAACAATCAATCAATCGCATATTATGGCCAGGTGATCGATGCGAAGATGGGCCTTGACCGTCAATACTGGCAGAATGTTGCCGGTGTGACCAGCACTGCATCTGTATTCATGGCCGAAAGCAACAAAGGACTTTTCAGATTCGGTCAGGGCCTCGCGGTCGGTGAAGCGATTATCAACTCACATCTCGCGGCAACGAAAGCCCTCGCACAGCTGGGGACATTCGGTGGGCCGGTCGCTGCGGCCATCATCTACGCCGCGGGGATCCTCAGAGTGAAGCAGATCGCGGCCCAGAAACCACCAGAACCTCCGAAACAGAACACACCGAAGTTCGAAGAAGGCGTAATCGGGATCCAGCACGACACTTTCGCGCAGATACATAAGGGCGAGACAGTGGTTCCGAAGACGTTTACTGATGCGATAAAGGCCGGCGAAATGGCTCTCTCGGGGCCTGGGACATCATCGGCGAGGGTCATTCAGCTGGTGGTTGATGGAAAGGTGCTCAGCGAGATAACCGATGATCACCGCGAGAAGACCGCCCGCAGGATGGGGCGCAGCAATTACGGCGGCACGGGGGTATACAATTGAAAACCTATTTCAACGATAAGACGGTCAAATTTTTGTATGATCCTCAAATCAATAAATTCAGATTTCAGGTCAACCAGGTCGGCGCTCAGGCCGCATCATTGATCGAGGAAGCAGACTTCACCTATTCTGACAGCAATTCGATTTTTGTTTCGGATACTACCGGAAATGATTCCACCGGCGCCGGGACACAGGCGAATCCGTACAAAACGATAAAGAAAGGCATCAATTCCACGACCGCAGCAAAGGGATATGTCGTTGTCCTGGATTCCGCCACATATTCCGAGTCAGATCTCGACACCGCAACGTACACAAATTTTCTCGGGCTTTATGCGGCTACGAGCGGAGCGCCATATCTTTCCCGGAGGACACTTGATTATACTCCTTCGGACAGCAATTCAATTTTTATAAAGAAGACCGGGAGCGACGCGAACGCCGGCACACAGGCGGCGCCGGTGCTGACGATAAGCGGGGCGACGGGAGCGATATCAAAATGTACCGCGGCAAAGCAGAACATGGTCATCATGGACAGCGGGACGTATGAGGAGACCGGCTTCGAGCTCACCGGGAACGCGATAAACATCTATGCGGCGTTGGGGATGAATCCGACGATTGAGATGACGGTCAATACGAGTAATTTTTCAATTACCGAAAATGTTTCCGAAACAACTTTTCATGATGCTGGTAGTGAATATATTAGCTCTGCTATTCTTGATAATGGTGATATATTTATTGCTTATCGTGATTCAGTGGATAGTAAAGGAAAATATATAGTCCTGAGTTCTTCTGATTGGTCCACCGTGAAGTCGGAAACGATTTTTTATAATGCAGCACTTGGATCAATATCCGTGTCCGTTCTTAGTAATGGAAATGTTTTTATCGCGTATATGGCAACAACCGGAAAATACATAGTCCTGAGCTCCTCTGATTGGTCTACCGTGAAGTCGGAAACAACTTTTCATGGTGGCAGCAGCACGCATATTGGTTCTGCTGTTCTTGATAGTGGAGACATATTCATTGCTTATTGTGATGCGGCTGATAGCAACAAAGGAAAATACATAGTCCTGAGCTCCTCTGATTGGTCTACCGTGAAGTCAGAAACAACTTTTCATGATCAATATTCATACTGTAATAAAGTCGGCGTTCTTGATGATGGAAATATATTCATTGCTTACCAGGATCCAGATGATAGCAACAAAGGAAAATATATAGTTCTGAGTTCTTCTGATTGGTCCACCGTGAAGTCGGAAACAACTTTTCATAATGCAGCACTTGGAGCAATATCTGTGTCCGTTCTTAGTAATGGAAATGTTTTTATCGCGTATAATGCAACAACCGGAAAATACATAGTCCTGAGCTCCTCTGATTGGTCTACCGTGAAGTCGGAAACAACTTTTCATGGTGACAGCAGCACGTATATTGGTTCTGCTGTTCTTGATAGTGGAGACATATTCATTGCTTATTGTGATGCGGCTGATAGCAACAAAGGAAAATATTGTGTTTTGCGGCCATCTTTTAGAATAATAAAAAATTCAGTATCTTCTAAATTAGAAGGAATAATTTTTAAATCAAAAGCTGGAAATAAATATTATTGTGAGAAATTTATTGAGGGGAGTGCAAATATTTATATTAAATGGTGTACGATAGAATGTAATGAATCTACAGATAATATTATTTTTAAAGCAATTTATTCCAACAGCGAAGTCAATCTCTACAACTGCATTATCCGCGACAATGATGCCGGAATCTACACACTGGAAAACAAGTCTGTAATACATGACAGTCAGTTTTATAGGAACAACAAAGGCTATGCGATCGACATCGATGGTGCTGCCGCATCATCTGGCGACATCATCGTAGAACACTGCGACATTTTCAATAATTACGGCTCCATTCATTTTGAAAACAACCATGGAACAAACGAGATCATCAAGAATAATATATTCCATGACAACGATAATGGATTTGATGCCGAGACCGCGGCGTCATTCTCGGATTCTGTTTGTACCGATACGAATATCAACGTGACGGATGGTGCCGATGTCGTGAGGATGAATCCGCTGTATATCAACGAGGGTGCATCTGATCCTGATGATATCGACCTTGACGTCAAGGTGCGGATCGTCGGCGATTACGCTGATTCACCGGCGAAGGATTTGGCCGATGATACCAGGAATGCCGGAAGCATCAATCTACAGTATATCGGAGAGGACACATCCTGGACTGAGATCACAATCCCGAAGCCTGACAAATTCGGCCCGCCGTATATCAAGTTTCTGGCATCGTCGATAGTGAAACGTGACGGGTCCGTGTCGTCGGAGAAAAAAGGGCAGACTGAATACCTGCCGATCAAGTGGAAAGGCCTCGAAAATACCTACGCCGAGGACGTTCTCGACATGTGGCTTGCTGAGAGTCCGCTGGTGCGGGTGTATCCTGATCCGGTCACATATCCCGACGATTATGACCTATTTTATAAGATATGGGATTCAAACATGTCGGAGGGCGCCGAGTTCTGGCCGCTGTCAAGGACTGGCGTAAGTGATATCGAAATCATGCTCGCCCGAGGGTATGAATGAGCTATTCATATCTCATAAATAATACTGATATTCCTGAAAGCGATATCAAGGCAGCACCGAAGACCGATGAAAAAATCATTTTCGGAGGGAAATTCGTTATTGCTTCCGAAATCGAGATTATTCTCGATAATACGGATCCGGCGCTTTATGATCCATTCACCACCAATTCATTATTTTTCGGTGTGGCCTGGTATAATGATACCGTTGAGATATATCAGGATGGCAATATAGTTTTCAAGGGGAAACTTAAGGATATCAGCCGGAACGATAATGATCATACGCTGACACTGAAGGCGAGCAATAATATTAAGGAATTGATCGATCAGAAGTGCGTGATTTCGTCGAGTTCGAACACGACGCCTGCGGATTTGATTTATGATATCCTGATCGCCGCGGGTATCGATGAGGATGATATTTATGACGCTACCTTTCAGACAGCGATAAATATTCAGACGACAAATACAGTGTATGCAAACTGTACATATACGAAGCAGGATAATAAATCGTGCCTTCAGGTTATCGAGGAACTCTGTCGTATATCGAACTGCAGTTTTTATCTGAGGGACAACAAGATTTGTCTGTACCAATGGGAAGAATACTCCGGGGCCCTGGGGTATGTAGTTCGGGCGAAGAACCTCATCGAGAAGTCATTCAAATTCGAGTCTGACGATTCGAATATCTACAACGATTATTCCATCGCCTATGATTCCGCCGGCACGGTTGCCAGGGCGACAGGTACCGATGCTGCATCGATAACGCAATATGGTGAGAAGTCCTTTGTAGCGCCGAATGAGTCGGTCAATTCAACGGCGACGACCGCGCATAAAATCATTCTGAAAAATTCGACCGGTGCCGCCTGGATCGGGGCGCAGATTCTTTCGCGGTACAGCGATTTGATTTATAAATGCTCGTTTTCGCTCGATAACACCGCTGGGCAGTTCGATCACATCAGGCTCGGGGACCAGCTCGATTTGCTTTTTGATTCATTTCAGCGCGAGCCGGTCCGCCTCGTCGAAATGAAACGCGATGATGATAAATTCAAAATTGATGTCTCATGCGAGTTTTTAAATCTTCCAGTTGAATTCTATTCACGAGATACCACCGCTCCCGAGGAAGTTGAAATCATGTCAGTGTATCCTTCATCCGAAGGGGCCCTCACAGTAAAATGGACGCAATCGCCTGAATCGGATCACCTTGGATATCTGCTGTATTTCAGCGCGTCAAACGGTGAGTTTGAATCTGAATTTTCAAAACTCGGTGTGAGTCCTGTAGAATTGAAAAATCCAGATATTTCGCCCGACGGATATTGTTTTGTCGAGATCGGGGAACTCAATCCGGGAACGATATACTATTTCAAGGTGAAATCTTTCGATACCAGTTACAACGAGAGTGATTTTTCGAACACTGTATCATGCCGGGTCGCTGATTCTGTCGGATCCACGAATGATTATTGTGTAGCCGGAGACATCGGAAATGGGATAGAACTTGATTATCAAAATTTGAAGTTTGGCGAATTTCCCGATGAATTTGTGTCATACGATGAGATCAATTATGACGCCGGAACATATGGCGTCACTGCGATATTCGAAAGCGGAATTTTTGATTTGTCGTATGGATTCGATTCTATTTCGGTGCGGGGGTTCGGCGAGGTCGATGATATTCAATTCAGTTATCGGACATCAGACGATGGTTCAATATTCTCGGCCTGGTCAACACCGGTCGATATCTGCAGCGGTAAAATAATACAATCACTCTCCGGAAAGAGATGTTTTCAATATCGATTTATTTTCTATTCATCGTCATGGTGGGATTCCGATCTCGCATACGTTGATAATATCCAGGAGGCATCATAATGGCATACGCAGCACCAACCTATCTACCGGCGAAATCGTCGAGTGATCCAAACGCTTCGGCGGATGTTAATTTGCTGAATGACGCGATCGTTCAGGCGCAGGCGAATATTGATATCGTCAAGGGCGGGACCGCCGGGGTGACGCCGTTCATACCGCTCGAAACACTGAAATCATTCTTGAAATGCGTCAATGGTCTTGGAATCAGCAATAATTCAGGGGACGCGGCGAAGGATATAGATATCGCCGTCGGCGCCTGCATGGATTCAACTTTCGTGCATCTTTTGACGCTGGCGAGTGGATTGACGAAGCAGCTCGATGCAGGATGGGCGGTGGGAACGGCCGCCGGCGGCCTTGATACCGGAAGCGTCGCCGCAAGCACGACATACCACGTCTGGATCATCCGGAAAGACTCCGACGGCACTATCGATGCACTGTTTAGCCTTTCGGCAACTGCACCTACGATGCCGGCTGGGTATACCTACAAAAGGGTAATCGGATGCATAAGAACAGATTCATCGTCGAATATTCTGGCATTTTATCAGACAGGGAACAGGTTCCGGTTTAAGGCACAGCAGGCTGACCGTGCGTATGGCGCCCTGGCGAACACAAGCAGAATCGCGGTGACAGTATCAACGCCCGAAAATTTGACGGGAATATTCAATGTCGAAGCGGTGTATTTGACTACGGCAGCGGCACATTATCTGATTGCCCAGGCGACGACAGAAACCGACAGCGCAGCGAGCGCGACGAACAACACGCACCACGTCTATGTCAACGGAGCGAACAACAGCGTCGAAATGGAAATACTCGTCGATAACAGCAGGCAGATCGCGATCCGCGGCACGAGCACAAGTATCAGTTGCGGGATAAGGGCATGCGGCTGGATCGATCACAGGATATGAGCAATGGATGATTCAAAAATCATACTTGAATTGATAGACGACCGTTTGCAGAAGTTTTCCGGTCATGTGGATTTGCAGACGGGAATCGTAGGGAAAGGGATAGAGTCCATCAAAGAGGATATTCATAATCTCGAGGAAAAGCTTGATGCCATGGTGGGCCGGGTCATCGGTGTTGAAAAAGATGTCGAAAGATGTTCTTGTGAGATTGCAAAGATCGTCGAAGGTGAGCGGATCAAATTTGATCATGTGTGGGATGAGCTGAGGAACGTGCGGAAAGAGCGTCTTGAAATCTATGAAAAAGAGAAAAAGGAATTCACCGATTACATCAAGACGGTAATCAAAAATGAAATATTAACGCTGAAAGTATGGATGTTAATCCAGGGATTTGTTGTGGTTGGCGTTCTAATCGGATGGATTATTTCATTGATATCAAAAAAAATTCCGGGAGGATGATAAATGAACATCATTATCAACACCGTTCTCAGGCAGAAGTATAAAGGCGGCCAGAGGGAACCGGAAGACATTCAGGAGATCACGATCCATGGGACCGGCGGTGGGACGGGACAGGGGATTATCGCCTGGATGGAATCTGATTCATGTGAGAGAAAACCACTATATAAAAACGGGGTAGGGCTGTTTCCGTACCTTATCGATCGCGATGGGACCGTACACGAAATCATGCCTCCGGAGGACTGGTATTATCATTCCGAGGCCGGGTACTATGACCGGTTCAGCATCGGGGTCGAGCTGGTGAACGACCAGATTAACAACGGAGGAGAATACACTGAGGATCAATATAAATCGCTCATGCTGTTGATGCAGCTCGTCTGTGGGAAATACAGCATCAAGAGGATTACCAGTCACGATCACAACAGGGGGAAGTTTTCAGGCCTCGTCCCGAAGCCTTGCCCTGGGCCGAATTTTGACAAGGCTGCGATCGAGGCATTCAGGGATGCATACGGATATCAATGGGATATTGAGATATGAGACATAATGAGACGCAGATTAAAATCCCGTGTGAGGTGTATAGTCGCGTAGTGGGCTATATGAGGCCAGTGGCACAGTGGAATGCCGGGAAGCAGGAAGAATTTTTTGAGCGGGTATCCCTGAAAGTGCCTGATATATTAAGTGAAGCACAATGAGACATAAGACGAGGACGCAGACGATCATCTATGTGACGGTGGCAGCGGTTATGTTGACATTCACAACAATGATTTTCGCCGGGTTGCTATTGTACATTGAGTTTGAAAAATGGCTGACAAAACACAGGAGTATCGGAAATGAAAAATAAATCACGGTGGGACGTGCTGGCATTGTTTATTTCTTTTCTGAGGGTCAACTGGTGGAAAATAACGGTGCTCATGCTTGTCTCCGGTATTATTCTCTGCGGATTCACTGTCAAAGGAAAAAATTTTCAGTGCGAAAAGGAACCATTGAAATTGCAGGAGTTGAAAAAATGATTCGGGAAATGTTCAGTTCGGACGGCTCGGTCAGCTCGATGCGGGTATTCACCGCGGTCCTCGTGGTGACTGCTTGTTTCGTGGCGGCCTGGGGGATCGTGACCGGCCGGGATCTGACGGGCACCGCGGCCCTGGTGGGCGCGATCCTCGTGCCGGCATTGGGAGGGAAGGCGGTGCAGTCGTTTTCGGAAAACAGGGGTGTGCCTGTTCCGATGACGCAGGAAACAACACTACAGGGGTTTAAAAAATGAAAGGCACGATTATATCGATTATCGCGGTCCTCGCAGTCCTCGGCGGAGTCTTCTTCGCTGGGTTCTCGATATCCGGCTGTGTGCAGTATCCGAAGATCAGGGAGGATGAGACGCCGGCCTGTGCGGATTACAAGGTGTGCATGTACTACGTCGCGGCGGGCAAGCTCACGAGCAACTGCAACGCGGAGTTTCTGCGCTGCTGCAAGGCCCGTGATTTCGACATGTGCAAGCATGAAAAAAACCGGCCGGCGGACATGAAATTCCAGGAATGCTGGGACAAATTGCAGTAACCGGGTGAAGTTATGGATCTGAAATGCAAAGAATGCGGTGTTGTGCTGCCGATCAATAATGATGACGATAACCTGGTTGTTATGGGATATTGTCTTGACTGTGGACTATATCGCGAAAAAGAAGCAGCGGATAAAATTATCCAGGCGATAAAAGAGGCGCGGGCATTGGTTTAGGCTGCGGCCAGCCATTCATCGACAATTGTATTGACAATCGGCTCAAAAGTTTGATACATGTCCTGTCTGACGCGCCTAACAGGAAGATGTAAAACTTTTTCTGCCGTGTCCACCAGGCGGTGATCGAGGATGTACTTGAACTCGTCCCGCCAGTGGATCCGGACCCCGCTATTGCAAACTTCGATCGATGTGGTGATGTATTTCAAGATAGCCGCTTTTCCCGCAATATCGGCATCGCCATAGATGTCCGGCATGGATTTTACCCAGTCTATGGCGGCGGATGCCCGGCAGATATAGTCGGAGCGGTCAATGCGAAGTTTTCGGCGCTGGTCTTCGAGGGCGTCGATCTGGCAGTCATAATCATCGATATTTCTTTTCAGAAGTTGCGGGTCGATTGAACCTTTCGCATATAGTTTGACCAGGCGGTCCTTCTCGCTTTCGCATTCGGATATTCTTTTGTTGATAACCTTCAGGACGTCCTCGTTGTCGTCGGTTTTGAGTTTGATGTTTTTTTCGAACAGGTCCTTGAGTACCTCGGCGATTTCTTCGGAGTATTTGATACGCTTCATTTCAGCGTCGAGCATTTTGACGACGCTTTCCTCGCGGATCGTATCGGTTTCCCTGCCGCCGGCGCATTTGTGGATGTAATAGACGTATTTCTGTTTCACGGTCGTTCCGATGAGTGTCCGGCCGCAGGCGGCGCAGCGCATCATCCTGGTGAATGAATATTGGCGGTCATATTTTCTCATGCCGACGTTCTTCACCTTGAGCTGTTTGAGGCGTTCATGGAAGCGTTTCCGCGGGAAATATTCTTCGTGAGTGCCGCGGTACAGGGCCCCCTTGTGGATGAAGTCGCCGGAGTAGAACGGATTCGTGAGGATCGCGTGCAGTTTGGAATGGTGCCAGTCGTATCCCCTGGGAGTCTTTATCCCGTGACCATTGAGCAGGTCCACCAGCTGGCGGAGCGAATACTCGCCTGAATCGAACGTATCGAAGATGAACCTGAGATGGCGCTCGGTCTTCGGGTCGATTTTGTGCCGCTGTTCCTTTTTATCATACACATATCCCCAGGTGAACCGGCTCGGGGATATCCCTTTGCTGACTTTGTATTTATAAACATTTTTCATTTTGTAGGAAAGGTCGGCGCTGAATTTTTCGGCGATCAGGATGAGTTGCTGCATCATCCAGCGTTCATCCGGCCTGGATTCGGCGTTGATGATCATGCCGCTTTCGTACAGATGGACGTGGACGCCCTCGTTCTCGATCATCTCTTTCAGGCGCTTGAGATCGTTCGCAATGTTCCGCGATAGTCTTTCCGAGTTTTTGAATATCAGATGCTTGATGTTCAACCTGGAGGAAAGGGCGAGCATGCGCTCATAGTTTTTCCGGTCCTTCCAGGCGCTTTCGATGACGTTGAACACTTTCACGACATGCAGGTTTTTCCGCTCCGCATATTTCAGGCCGTTCGCTTCCTGGTATTCAAGGGACAGGCCGTCCTCCTGGTTGGTCGAGCTGATGCGGTCATAGAGGAACGCGGCATCTTTGCCTTGTTTCATGGCGTCGAGGATCCCGGCGGTAATCTGTTCAATCATGGATCATCCTGGACATTTACAAATATAAATATCAAGAAATTTTTTGTATAATTATTGACTTTATTATAGTGGGGAATTATTTTCAGGGTAAAGATTGGAGGATGTCATGAGAATATATTTGTTTATTCTGCTTTTTTGTATTTCATGTTCAAAAGAAATTTCTGGAATCTATGCTCCGGTGAATTCAGATTCGAGCATTAAACAGATTGAATTTTCTCCGCCTATAAAGGCAATTGTTTCCTGGAAGCCGGATAAAAAATCTCAGGAATTATATGATCAAATCAAAGAACTCAATAAATATTCTCAGGGAATCGACAGAATGTCAAACGAATCCACGTTGTCAATGCTTAAGGAGTCAGCCGAAGGAAGGATCGATATAAATGATTATGAGTTCAAAGATAATGTTTTAATTTTCCGGGGTGGCTTGATGAAAGTAATCACTGCGGTTTTTGATATTGACGGTGAAAAATTGAAAGGAAGAAAAGGTTATAATTTAGCAGAGGATTTTATAAAGAAAAAATGATTCTTCAAGGAAATGAAGCATATAACAAATTCATAATAAATATAGAAGGGTGGGGGCTTTTCAGAATACGTTTTAATTTTTTAATCTATATTCAGAAATTTTTTTTCAATGGGGCATGTTCGGCGGATGAATCGGAGTCCCACCTTCTCTCAATATACGGATAGGCGGAGGAGTGGGTTGAGGTATTTGGGAAGTGTCTGGTTTCTTGATTCTCATGAAATTTTTGTAGCAAAACTCAATAAAATTTTTTCGGTAATTTCACTTCTTTCATCGCACATTTGTAGAACTTCGTTATGTATTGATCCTTTGAAATAATATAATTTTATAACAATTCCTTCGTCTTTTACAGATTGTATCGCTGGGCAAAAATCGCTGTCGCCGGCAATAATAATTGCTTTTTCAATACTTCGTTTTAAACCCATTTTAACAAGATCGATTGAGAATAATACATCAACTTGTTTTTGAATAAATGTGGAATCTATTTTTTGTACTTTCCCCTTACGTAATTCAAATTTTGGTATGCCTTTCAAATAGTTTATAAATTTTTCTTTAGAAGACTGTTTGATTTTTTCTTCAGGTGTTGGAATTTTTCCAATATAGGGCATTGCATAATAATAATAGGTTCTCACAATATCATCTGTTTTATTATCTTTGGAAATATATTCTATCATTTTATTGAAATCAATTCTGTATTTACATGAGGGGCTGAATGTGCATTTTTCTAAATAGGCACCATCTACAAAAAGCATTGATTTCAAAATTTCCTCCAAAAAAAAGGGCACAATAAATGCGCCCTTTTCGTTTTTTTAATCAAAACCTGTTCTCTTTAAGGAAAACAGGGAGAATCAAACCTATACTCTGGTTTTGAATATAGGGCTAATCAAGTAATTAAATTTACTTATTTATCGGAATGCTGTCAAATATAAAAATAAATAATTTTATTAAATTTTTTGCTCTATTTTTCCTTGACCTCTACATATCCGTTTAGTATGTTATTGCCATGGGTGCAAGCCGGTATCACCGCCTTATCTTGCACCGGGGTTCTACCTGGGAAAACAGTAGCGAACTGAGGGTGAAGATAAAATTATTTAATCAGCAAGCTTTCTCTGTACTGTTCAGCTGGTGCCTGTTTTACAACATCAACAATATTATCAAAATTATTTTTTATAACTTTTTCAATCTCATAAATATCGGCACGGAAAAATTCTTTTCTATTGTTCAATTTATTGATTCTATTATTGTAAAAATGTTGATGAATTTTGGACTCAAGATCTGGAGCATTATCTGAGAAAATCATTGCATGAACATCAAAGGAAAATGGTACGGAGGCATCACCTAATTCATCAACTCGATCCATAGGCTCTAATCTTCTTGTCATTCCGATTTTATAAACATTTTCTCCGAAAGCACCAATATTTGATATGACATATACATATCCAGCTTTTGCATTCTGTTCACGATAGTCGATAACCTTTTCTTCTTTATCAAGTTCTCCGAGTTGTGTATTCATCTGGTTGATTTTTTCCACAATTGATTCCTTTTCTTTTTCATCGGGTGTTATGGTTAGTCTTGATTCCAGGTCTTTGATGGCTGTTTTGAAGTGTTTCCTTTCTTTTATTATTTTTTCTCTCGCCAATTTGATTTCCTGTTCAAGTTTTTGTTGTTCGCGCTGTTCTTCTCGGATTCGTTTTAACTCTTCTTTTTCTTCCTGCTTTTTTTGTTGATATTCAAAAGCTAAATATAATTCATCAAGTTTAAATTTTTTGTATGTGCTATTTATAAATACATGCATTATACTTCCCAATTTATTTAGTGTATCAAATGATTTTTCTATTCTTTTTTCTGAGCTTTCAATGTTATTGAACTTCACATTGTCAACGCAATAATCACATTCGTTATTAAACGAACGTAATACAAGTTTAATCATGTCATTAACCATTTTTTTGCCTTGGCTCTTGTTATTATTTACTGTCCAACCTTGGCTTCCGATTGCGGCCGTCCCTGATTTTACCATTTGTTTTTGTTCGTTTCTTATTTCATTGAGGCGGTTTTTATATTCATCACTGGTAAGAAAATTGAATTTCGGTTTATAAAGAGAAAAACTTTCCAGAAGAAGCTCTTCATCCAACATAATGATTTCATTTTTCTTCTCAAAAATTATATTTGATAGATCATTGATTTCATTTTTATATTGATCAATATTTGTCATCAAAGATTCTTTTTCTTGTTTTAGATCATTGATTTTATTTTGAATCTCAATTGCTTCGGTAGCATTTATCTTTTCAAATAGTGTTTTTAATTTTTCATTTTGAAATATTAGTTCTTCATTTTCGCGTTTAATTTGTGGGGCTTTAAAAAAATCACGAATATTCATACAAACCTCAATTTCAAAAAATTTTTTTTCATGGGGTGAAGTTAAGTCTCTATTTAAATTTTAATAAATCACTATACCGATAATACCGCAATATTTTTTTAAAAAACGGTAAAATATTATTGACTAACTTTTGTGTAGTAGTTATTTTTTATTGAGGTGCAAGCCGTTTATTCGCCTTGAATCTTGCATAATTCTATCCGGGAAATAATAGCGTAATGAGGGTAGACGATGAGCACATTATCACGAAAAGAAAAAATTATTCTTGCTGATATTAAAAAGATTCTGAAAGAGATTCTTGAGCAAGACGTAAGGCCGTCCTGATATGTTCGAGTAGAATTATTCTTTTTTCTTTTTTTATTTTATTCATCATCTGACAAATTTCGATGAAATCAGGATGAATATTATATTCTTTTGCAATTTGACTTTTATCAAGAAAAAATTCCCATATATTGATATTTAATGCCTCACATACCTGTTCAATTCTATTTAATGGCGGGTAAGTGCTTTTTTCGAGTTCAGAAAGACTGGATTGAGCAACTTGCATTTTTTCTGCAAGTTCGCTTTGTTGCATATCTTTTAGCTTCCTAAGCTCTTTTATTCTGTAACCGTAGCTTCTCATTTCATATCTCGATAATTACAATAAAATCATAGAATCCGATATTCTCAATAATAAAATTCGGAAATTTAGATTTTTTTTACTTGACATATCGGTATTATATAATATATTGATAATTAAATACAGCAGAGTATAAAAATACGAAACAAGGAAATGTGTTATGTCTCTTAAACTAATAAATCGGCAGGCGAATGTTATTGCTGAACAAAAAACATTGAAGGAGTTCAAAGAAATTTGCATCCGGCGTGGATTGAAGATAGGTCGCGTTCTTGGCGAATTCATCGAACGATATGTCGCTGAAAATGGTACTGCCGGCGGTTGTAAATAATGACAGCCCTCACGCCAAAACAGTACCGCGTTTTTTTGTTTATCGAAAAGTACATCCGCGACAACGGCTTCTCGCCCTCGGTACGCGATATCGCGAAACAATTCGACATGGGTGAAAAAGGCGCGTATGACCACATGAACGCGCTCAGGAAAAAAAACAAGATCACATGGGTGAAAAACACCGCGAGGTCGATCCGGATCGTGGAGGTAAAGAATTCATGAAAGAACGGGAATACAAGCATAAGCTCAGCAACTTTCTCGTGGACCCTCTCTTCGCTCTTTCCCGGCAGCCGGAAGGCAAGGGGCGCATCTCGCGGATCGGCATCACTCACCCTCAGATCGCGAATTTTTCAAAGCTGAAATACTGGGGTTTTGTGGACAAAATCGGCGGCGGCGATTGGGCCATTACGCATGTCGGCTGGGAATTCATCCGCGGCCGGCTCCAGGTGTATGAATACGTGCATACCTACAGCGATAAGCGGCTTCGGTTTTCCGGGAACCTCATATCGATCAAGGACATCGGGAACGATTACTGGCAGCGGAATGAGTATGTCAAGAACAGTACGCGGATCACCGCCGAGGAGAAAGACCAGACCGGGGACCTGTTCAGATGATCATCGATGAGACATTCAAATTCGATCGGCCGCTCACGCCCGAGCAGCGGGAACACCTCCAGCAGTGGTTTGCGGGCCTGATCAAGACGCTCAAGGTAGAGCATCAGAGAAATATCGAGCGAAAGCGCAAACTGAAAAAGGAAACTAAACAGGTGAGGAAGAAACGCAATGCTATTCAAAAAGCAAAATAAAAAAAATCGGTCGGCCGGAGTGACGAGAAAATGCGTTGTCTGCGGAGAAGATTACGAGGTCCGCAGATGGGGAAAGAAATACTGCCGAAAGCCTGATTGCGAAAAGAAATACCTGAAAATTGACATTCCAAAGCCTGCCATTAGAATATCAATCCGTCCGCTTATATGCCAGTACCGCGATCTTGAAAAACAAAAATTGAAACTCAAACGCCGTGAGGCGAAAGAATTATTGAAAAGGATGAGAAGGAATCAAAAAAAATCAAACGGGAGGTAGCCATGAAAGCGATGGTTGGGATTATCACGGACCGGCCGCTCAAGGGCGCCGAGCAGGTAAAGAGGGTTTTGAGTAAATCGTATCAGCGTCCGAGGTTCAAGAATTTTTTCTGCGACGAGACTGTGGCCTTCCAGTTGCGGGACCTGGAGAAAAAGGACATCGAACTTTTCAATGTGAGAAAATAGAAAAGCCGCTTTCGCGGCTCCCATTCAACACAATGAGGTAATGATAATGAACAGCACCGAATCTGTCAAGCAAAATCAGAAAGAATTTTCAGCGGATGATCTGGTTGCCATCAATGCCGATTTAACCGACTCCCTTTTGGCATTCGTCGAGATCATCGACGACATGCCGGATGAGGTCCGCATGGTGTCGCTTGAAATCATGAAGCATATGCGCTCGAGGCTTTGGGAAATAGTGGGTTATGTTGAGGCGCGGATCGTCGAGAGCATGCTCAAGGATGACACAAAAAAAATATCATACCGGGACAGTGAAGGGAAATCGAAAGAGGCCATGATCAAGGCGAAAACACCGAAGTGTACCAGGAAGGACGAGGAGGCCATGGCCATTTACGAAAGCAACGGATTCGACCGGCATGACATTGGTGATGATGTTTTTCTGGTGTCCTGGGCGAAGGCGAAAAAGGCCATGGATTATTCCGGAGACAAGAAGCGCGTGATCGAGTCACTTTTCAAAAGTGAGGGGTTCACTCTCGCGGTAAAGGAAGTGGCAAAATGACATACGCGATAGTGACACATAAATGTCCGAAGTGCGGCGGGAATATGTCGGGCGGTGCTCCGCATGGTCCATGGTCAACGCAGTATGAATGCCACTCCTGCGGCTATATCTGGCACAACTGAGGGTCAGTAATGTCCAGGGCAAAATCAATTAAGTTAAAATGTCACGAATGTTCGGGCGATCGGAAAGAGATCCGGAATTGTGAATTCTCTCAGTGCCCTCTATGGGTTTTCAGGAATGGCCGTCAGGTCGAGAGTGCATATGACGACATGAATGTAAGATATACGCGGTCAATGGCTGTTAAAAAATATTGTCTCTGGTGCATGGGAAACGATCTGGAAAGCGTAAAATCATGTATCGACGAAAAGTGCCCTTTTTTTGAGTTTTCACACCGGAAGGTACAAACAGGCGTCCTTTCAAATGGACATGCCTAAAATGGCCGAAAAAGCGGTGTTTTTCGGCAATAGAATCGATTCTACAGGGTATTCTGTGAGGTTAAAAACATGGGGTCAACGTGTTCTCTTAAAATCAAGGACGAAATCAAGTACCGGCGAAGCAAGGCGAACGAGTGGAAGTGTGCCCAATGTATCAATTCCGTGCACATAAAAATCCGTGGGATTGGAAACGAGGATCTCGGGTTTCAGTATCGCTGTAAGCTCATGGGACTCGGTGCGTCGAAGCGATACAGGATACAACCGGATCATACATGCGATAGATGGGCAAATGGATTTATTTTTTCAACTTAAGGGGGAATAAAATGGCATCAGATTTAAACAGAGTAGTTTTGATCGGAAGGTTGACTCGCGATCCTGAGCTGCGGCACACGGCCGACGGGACCGCGGTGGCAAGTTTTTCCCTGGCAAACGGGAAGACGTATGTGAAGAACAACGAGAAACGGGAGCAGACATCATTTTTCAATTGTGTGGCCTGGGGAAAGCTCGGCGATGTCGTCGCGCAGTGGGCAAAAAAGGGTCACAGGATCGGCATCGAGGGCCGGCTGCAGCAGCGCACATGGGACGACAAGGACGGGAACAGGAGGCAATCGGTCGAGATCGTGATCGAGAACCTCCAATTCCTGCAGCCGAAGAGCGACGGCAACAAAGGCAGCCAGGGCGCCGCGGATCCCGGTCCGGCGCCGGAGGGGAATCCACTTGAATCGGGAACAGAGACGGGATCGGCTCCACCGGTCACGCCGTTTTCTGACGATGATTTGCCATTCTGAGTGCTGGAGGACCGGGGCATGAGGAGACATAATCAATATGTGGTCTTCGTTCTGGTAACGATCATTTATTACCTGGCGATGTATATTTTCGTAAAAATTTTTGTGAGGTAGGTTTATTTTAATGGCTCAACGTAGAATGTTCAGTAAAACAATTACGAGTTCCGCACGTTTTTTGAAAATGCCCGTCGATAGTCAGAATTTATATTTCCACCTCGGTATGAACGCAGATGATGATGGTGTCGTTGAAGCGTTTTCGATTATGAGGGCCGTCGGCAGCAACGAGGATAATCTCAAGGTTCTCGCCTCGCGAAATTTCGTCAAGATACTGAACGAAGATTTGGTCACGTTTATTACCGACTGGAGGGAGCACAATCTGATTCGTGCTGATAGAAAAGTCAACAGCATCCACAGAAAATTACTACTCCAGATCGTACCGGAAATTGAATTGATCAAACAAAAACCTCGGGCAGATACAGGAAAACCGACCGGGGAACCCTCTGGACGTCCGATGGACGCCGAATGGACCGCACAGGTTAGGTTAGGTAAGGATAGTTTAGGAGAGGTTAGGACAGAGAGAGAGGGCGCTGACGCGCCCTCGGGCGGCAAGCCGCCCCGCTCTGTGCCTAAAAAATTTATCCCGCCGACAGTTTCTGAGATCAGGGAATACCTCAAAGAAAAACAGATCACTTCTTTCGCTCCCGAACAATTCCATGCTTTCTATGCGAGCAAGGGCTGGATGGTAGGGAAAAACAAAATGGTGGATTGGCACGGCGCGGTCGAGACATGGCGGCGCAGGAAAGAGGAGGATTCGCGAGCCGGACCGAAGAATGAGCCGAAGCTGTTCAGGAGCCGGGACGCATTTCTCGAATCAATACCTGAAGAAATGCGGGATGAATTTTTCAAGAACGGCACAATCAGCGAAATCAAGCACAAGGAGATCAAGCATGACGCATGAATCAATCGTGGCGCAACTCGCGTTTTACTACCGCGAGCCTCTCTGCATCGAGCTTGACGGTCGTAAGACGCATAACCCGCGACTCGTCGAGATGGTGAAATTTCTCAAACAAAAATTTGTGCATGAAGAAAGCGCGGAACGGTTCGCGGAGCGGGTGAAACAGAATTTTCATCCGACTTCTACCGTGCCGTTTCCGCTCGCGTCCGACCTCGTGAGGATCGAGAACATGGCGAACCCGCCGGATATTCCGGTGTATGTGTCGCAGCGGGAGGCCGAGAGCATACCGGAGGCGCTGGCGCTCGGGGCCGCGAATGTCGCGAAGGATTCGGAATCGCTCAAAAAGACGGACGAGGAGATCAAGGCGACGACCCTGCGGGAAATTTACGAGATGGGTGTGAATTACGCGATCCCGTTCGGGAGCGTCGTAAAAACCTACGGGGCGGGCCGGGTGTTCGAGGCGTTCAAAAAATATTATGACGAGGATAATCGTTCCGCACTGGTCCCGCGCAAGGGTGCGGAAAGAAGCGCCGCAATTTTCGGATGAATGGCTTCAGGTGAGAGATGTGGAAAAATTATTGGGAAATGTGGGATTCATCGAAGAAAAAGAAAAAGAATGGGATATGGATTTCGGTTATGTCACGATTCAGGAAATGACTGAAATGCCATTGGAAATAATTTTTGGAAATGATGAAAACCTATTTTATGACACATTGGCAAAAAATAGAATAAAAAAAATGATAATCTGAGACGTGAGAAGGGATGACTGGAAAACGTGAAAATATAAAGCAATTGATAAGGCAGTTTATCGCCGCTCAGGACGGAAGCGATCTGGCTATCGACGGCCTTATCACCGGGATCCTGCAAGTCGTGAAATATCACAAGCGGTCCCTCTGGCAGAACAGTTATTACCACGGCGTCATCGTGCGGATCCTCGCTGATCATTTCGGCTACTCTCCGGAGGAGATGCATGAGGCGCTCAAGTTCAAGTTTCTCCGCATCGAGCGGCCTGGGAAGCCGACGACGGTCCGATCCACGGCTGACGAGAATTTCACCAGGGCCGACGCGGAAAATTATTATTCACAGATCAGGACATGGGCGTCGCGGGAGTTCGGAATATACATCCCGCTGCCCAGGGAGACTGGATATGATGATCACAAAAGCGATGCAGACGCTCAAAGGCGGTAAAAAGGATGCGCTTATTGACAGGGCCGACGCTGTGTTCTCGCTCTATGTGCGCCGGCGCGACGGGTTCCGCTGCTTCACCTGCGGACGGATCGGATCCGAGGGCGACGGCGTGATGCAGTGCGGGCACCTGATCACCAGGGCGAAAGAGGTGGTGAGGTTCGACGAGCTCAATGCTCACTGTCAGTGCGATCCGTGCAACGAAAGGCACGAGCATCATCCCGAAGTGTACATCTTTAAGTTCATGCAGCGCTACGGACGTGATGTATATGCAGACCTTGTAAAGCGATCGTGGGGAAAGAAAAAAATTACGAACAGCGACATCAGGGAAATTATAAAAAAATACGAGGTGATGTGATGATCAGGTTCAGCGAGATCAGAATGGTTGATATAGGGAGGCTCAGGGAAAACGTCGCGAACAAGAAGTTTTTCGGACTCGAGACGAAGCAGTATTTCGACAATCTTTCTGACGATATCGCGAAGCATGGGATCAAGGTCCCCCTGGTCGCGAAGAAAGACGGCACGCTGCTGGCCGGGCATAACCGGCTTTTCATCGCGAAATCTCTCGAGCTGAAAAAAGTACCGGTGCAATATGTCCTGAACAAACTCACGCCGAACGAAGAGACGGAGTATATCATCAAGGACAACCTTCTCCGCCGTCATCTGCGGCCGGCGGAGCGTGAGGCATTATATAAAAAGCTCTATAAGAACTTCGACCAGCGGGTCATGGTTCCCGGCAAGCTCGGCCTAAGTGCGAGGAAGATCGCCGAGGACACCGGCCTGAATCCCACGACTATCGGTTATGACATCAGCCGGATCAAGCACAAGATGCGGAAAGAGGCGAAAGAGATGTCAGAGATCGATGTCTTGAATGAAAAGGCCGTTTCTGAATTCAGCAGGTCGGTCACGAAGATGATAAACTGGGCAATCGTCGAAAAATCTGCGACAATATCGCAATTCATAACGATCACTGAGTCTGCGTTAGAGCGGCTCTATAAAATTCAATAGGGGGATCCCATGAATATTTTCATGAATGTGATTTTCATGGTCGTTGGGTTTCTTGGACTCGTGTTCTGCGCCTGGGTCTTGTGGATGGACTATTCATCCAGGAGCATGAGCGTTCGGGAGCAGATCAAGAGAGATAACGAAAAGAAACTGAGAGAGCGAATGAGGAGGGCGGGGTGACGGAAACAGATAAAGCAATGGATCTGCGGGAGCGGCTGCGGCCGGCGATGGAGCGTATCGAGGAGCAGCGGAGGACCGGGATATATCCGCCGATATCCCGGAGGACCTGGGAAATTATCAAGATCATCTTCGCCGGCGATCAGATACTCGATGCCATGGAGCAGGAATTCGGAGAAATGAGGAGGGCGGGGTGATGGGATATATGAATATTTATTTTTCAGACAACGACAAAAAGACAGTGACGCTTGAACTTCTCAAGAGGCTGCGCGCGAAGACCTGGCTCACGAATCCCGACCTGGTTCATTTCGCGGTTTTGAATTTATCGAAAAGGTATGACGAGAGGGGGAATCTGGTATGATTGAGATAACTGAGCAGGACAAAAAAATTTTCGAGGATTGTGGATATGATTCATGCAACGGTCCTTGTAATGTGAAAAGAGTGGAGATCTGTCGGGAGATTATCAAAAAAAATTACGAGGAAAGGAGCGGTTCATGAAAGCGATTTTCATCACTACGAGAAGTCAAAACACACGATATCCGGGTAAGTCGTTCAAGCAATTTAATTATGGATTCAAAAGCAAGAATTCGACTGACCTTATAATCGACATCGCGAAGAAATCGAAGCACGCGGAGCGGATCATCTTCTGCGTGCCTGACAATCCGGCGGATCGTGTTTTCCAGACGATCGCGATCAATAACGATTGCGATTTTTTCGCCGGAAGCGAACCGGACAAGATCGACCGATATCGCCGGTGCTGCGAATTCTACGGCGTCGAGTTTTTTGTCAATATCGACGGCGACGATCCTTTCACGAGCCCGGAACTGATTGACCTGGCCTTTGAGCAGTACGAACGGACCGGGGCGGATTACATCTACCAGAAGGACCTGATCATCGGCTCCTTTACCCATGGGGTAAAATACCAGGCATTGAAAACAATCTGCAAAATAAAAGAAACATACGACACCGAGATGATTCATCGGTACTTTCTCGACACTGGCCTTTTCAGATGCGAGGAGCTGCAAAACGTGCCTGAAGTCTACAGGGACCCGGCGAAGAAGTGGCGCTTTACATTCGACTATCGTGAGGATTTTGAATTTTTCAATCATCTGGTGCAGCGCGACATCCTGACGATCCCGGACGCACGGGCCTGGTCGCCCGAATCGTGCAAGATCAACAATTTTCGAAATAAGGAATTCCACGAGAAACAGGCGAGGACGTCTCACCTCAAAATCAAGAACCCGCCGAAGCACATCGGGAACGAGCTGGAATATCTCGAAAAGGTACTCAATTCAGAGAACTGGGCGGCGACGTCCGGCAGCTGGAATAATGAACTCGAAAAGAGGTTCGCCGAAACGTTCGGCGCGAAATATGCCGTCGCCATGAACTCGGGCACTGCTACTCTGCACGCGGCGCTCGTCGCCCTGGGGGTTGGGCCCGGCGATGAAGTCATCACGCCGGCGCTCACGGTGTTCATGGACACTTCGGCGATCATTCACGCCGGCGCGAAACCGGTCTATGCCGATATCGACAGAGACACCTGGATAATCGATCCCATGGATATCGAGGCGAAAATCACGCCGCGGACGAAGGCGATCATCGCGGTAGGGTTATACGGCCTTGAGGTCCCGCAGTCTGTTTTCAATGTCGCGAGAAAGTACAATATCCCTGTCATCGAGGACAATGCCCAGGCATTTAACAAGTCATTCCGCGGCGAGATTGCGTCGTATTCGTTCGAGAACACGAAGCATATTTCATGCGGCGAGGGCGGGATTATCATTACCAACGATGAGAAGCTCGCTGAGATTTGCCGGAAGGTGGCCGGGCATGGATTCAAGAATCTGAAAGCCGACGAGGGCCGGATTCGGCTCAACCAGGACGTATTCCAGGACCCTGATTACAAGCGGCACGATATGATCGGCTGGAATTACCGGATGCCTGAATTCAACGCGGCGATCGCCCTGGCGCAGCTCGAACGGCTCGACCAGCTCGTCGAGATGAGGCAGAGGGTCGCAAAATTATTCATCGATGTGATCGATGATTGTCATTTTATGGATGACCAATTAAGGATGCAATCAAGCAGGCATTCATACTATACTCTCGGTGCACTATTTTTCCATCGGCATGTTTCTTGGGGGGAATTTCGAAGGAAATATATCGAACTCGGGGGCGATGGGATTTATGCGGCCTGGTCTGTGCCATATCTGGAACCGGCGTTTCGGAAATGTTCTTATCTTGTCGAACGCCATTGTCCCGTGGCGGAAAAATTGCAGCCGCGCCTTATGCAGTTCAAAACGAATTATCGGTCGATGGCGATCGCCGAGGAAAAGGCTGAGGCGTTGAGGAGGACGATAAAGTTTTATGCGTGATTTATTGATTCAGCTCGGGATATCAAACGAAAGCTCGATCAGGCCGACACATGTTTCGGCGCGTGACAACAGGAATATCAATATCCTGCATTGTGAAAAGTCAGGCGTCTACCTGGTCGATCGGATCGCGCCTTGCAATGTCCCCGCCGACAGCCAGGCTGACACCTACGACGAGGATCGACGGCGTGTTTCGTTCATATGTCAAAATTTTAGTATCAAAGGCAAAATGCTCGATTTCGGATGCGGTTCTGGCGGTTTCGTTCATCTCATGAAAAATGAGGATGTCGATTGCAATGACTTTCTTTTGCATTTCGATGTATGCCGGAAATATATTTTTCAGGCCGATCACCTGCTGTTGCATACCAGGACAAGTCTGAGGGGACGAGTTGATCCAAAATGTGTGTATTGCGATTTAAAATATTTGATAGAAAAAGTGCGAGCGCATTTTGTTTAACTAACGTAGGCACGCGCCGTTTCAATGGCGTGTGCCGTGTGTTAGGCGATGACGCGCCGATAAAGGGAGGAAAATATGGAACGCAATGAAATTTACGAAGTACTTCAATTTTGTGAAGAACATGGATTACATTTTTCCTTTGCACGATCTGATGGAGTTGTTTGGATATCAACAGAAGATGTTGTGAATTGTATTTTTGATCCAATTGGTTTTGCGGCTGAAAAAAACGGAGTTTCTCGTGAATTGTATATTGAATATAAACGATGGTATGATGAACAAGGGCCATGTTCGGGAATAACAATCAAAGGAAAGCCATGTAAGGCAGGATGTCGTTTGGTAACAATGCAGGATTATATTCCAGGAGAAAGTGATTTATGCAGATTGCATAAAGGACAAGCTCGGCGCGTTTTCGCCTAACAGTTCGCACGCGAAGTATTTCGCTTTTTGTTCTGAATATGAATTTTAAATGAAATAGGTATTTCAAAAATGTCAAAAATCATCATAACAGGATCCCGCGGACTCATCGGGAAGGAAGTCGTGAAATATTTCAGGTATAAAAAACATAAAGTTATCGAAATCGATAAAGTGCTCGGGCATGATCTGGAGGATGAAAATTTTATTGATAATTTTTTCTGGAATCATAAAGCCGATTATCTTATCAATCTTGCTGGAAAAAATGATCATGTAAGCATATACAAGGAAAATCAAAATTTATTCGGTGTTGAAACTGAATCATTTCGCGAGTACATGGAGCAAAATGTCACGATTCTTTTTAATGTCTGTCGGATGTTTTTGCATAATAATCCTCATGGTGCTATCGTGAATTTCGGATCATTGTATTCCATGAGATCGCCGCGTCCGGAATTGTCGAGGAATAAACATCCCGGGTATACTGCGTCGAAGCACGCGGTTATCGGGCTCACCAGGCATCTCGCAGCATATTGTCCAGAGTATTGTCCGGATGCGCGGATAAATTGCGTCTGCTGCGGCGGCGTCGAGGCTGATCAGTCCGATGAGTTCAAGGAGAAATATTCTGACTATGTTCCCGCCGGACGCATGATGCATCAAAGTGATCTTTTTGGTCTGCTGGAATATCTTTGCAGCGAGGAGTCAAAATACATGACGGGCTCGGTCATCACGATCGATGGAGGTTATACCGCGGTATGATCGAGCTGACACCGAGAGAAAAAGAGATGCTTCATTTTATGAAACAATACTGTCTTCAAAATGGCTGCCCTCCATCCAGTCGGACGCTCGCGCACAAGTTTTTTATATCTCATCAAGCCGCATATCATCATTTTTTATCAATCACCAATAAACTCATTATCGAAAAAATCCTCGAATAAATTTACACTGTCAACTATTCAACAAGTTAGTTTTGTGCATAGTCTTGATTTATAATCAGATCAAGGCTATATCATTATTGAAAATAGACATCTCAATAACAGGCATTGAGGACGTTCTCAAGACGTTATCCGTGCCCCTGCAGCGAAAGATTGCAGTCTCCACTATCAACAAGGTGGCGTCCGCGGTCAATACTCAACTCAAGCGCGAATTCTCGCAGGCGTATACCATATCACAGAAAGACATAAAGGCGCGTGAACTGCTTGTAATCAAGAAAGCGAATCAGTTCAACGTGTTCGCTCAGATCATCGGCAGGGTGCGCGGCACCTGGCTATACAGTCATCCTGGTGTCAAGCAGACTGAACAGGGTGTTGTTGCCAGGGTACGCAAAGGAAGTACGAGTCTATACAAGCACGCCTTTATCACAACAACGAGGAAGGGTGTGACTGGTGTATGGACAAGAGTAGGAAAAGAGAGAATGCCCATCACTCCTTTGTATGGTGTGAACTTTGGGCTGTTGCTGAAATCTAAATGGGTCATGAACATCATTGATCGTATATATGCCGAGCGCCTTGTGAATACTTTCAATCATGAATTCGATTGGTATACTGGCAAGGTCGCTGCATGAAAGAACACATAACAACAGTAGTAAAAGGTACTGGGAAGACCTTGTTACATGCGGGTGACGGGGCTCGCGTGATTTTCTCTCATTCTCGCTGCCTCGTAGAGTTGGCATGAAGGGACGATGGGCGAAATAGTAAACAAGACAAAACTCAGCAAAGTCGTCGGGAGGACAACTCAGGCGATCGATAAGTGGGAAAAAGAGGGGTTGCCGGTCGAGCAGAAGAGCGGAAAGGGCCGGCCGAACAAGTATGACACGGAAAAAGTGATCGATTGGCTGATAAATAACCGGGCCGGGAACATCGATTATAATCGGGAACGGGCTCGGCTCACGAAATTACAGGCGGACCGGCAGGAGGTCGAGCTTCAGATCATTGAGAAGGAGCTTCTGAAGGCCGACGAGGTTGCTTCGGAGTGGAGTAAACTCCTGAGCGACGTGAAAAATCGGTTTCTTTCGCTCCCGTCCAGGGCCACAGCCCTGCTGCAGGGGGTAGAGACTCCGAACGAAACGAAAAAGATTCTCGATAATTTGACCAGGGAGATTTTGCAGGATCTTGCAAACTACAATCAGGGAAACGATCTCAAAGGCCGTCCGGGTGTTAAATCCGCCCCCGCTGCTGAAGATAAGCGAGTGGGCTGACTTTAACAGGCGCCTTTCGCGGGAAGCGAGCGCCGAGCCTGGCGGATGGGACACATCGAGGGCCGAATACCAGCGCGGCATCATGGACGCGGTGTGCGATGACAGTATCGAGTCTGTCGTTGTCATGTCGTCGGCTCAGGTCGGCAAAACCGAAATCGAGTTGAATATCATCGGGTACTATATCGACCAGGACCCATCGCCGATCCTCGTCGTCTATCCTACGGAAACGATGGCAAAAGCATTCTCAGAGGACCGTCTCGCAACAATGCTCCGCGATACTCCGTGTCTTCAGGGGAAGGTGAAAGATCCTCGGGCGAGAGATTCCAAAAATACGAAGCTCCACAAAATGTTCCCCGGCGGACATATCACCATGGTCGGCGCGAATTCTCCGTCGAACCTCGCGAGCAGGCCGATCCGGATTGTGCTGTTTGATGAGGTGGACCGGTTCCCTGTTTCGGCCGGCGGCTCCGAGGGCGAGGGCGACGTCATCACCCTGGCGACGAAGCGCTCGCAGACTTTTTTTAACCGTAAGACGATTATGGTGTCCACTCCGACAATCAAGGATCTTTCGAGGATAGAACTTGCGTATGAGGCGAGCGATCAGCGGAAGTTTTTTGTCCCGTGCGGGCACTGCGGCGAGTACCAGGTCCTCAGATGGGCGAATGTGCACTGGGAGAAAGACGATCAGGGCGAACACAAGCCTGAGACCGCGGCGTATGTCTGTGAACACTGCGGTGTGATATGGTCAGAGAAAGAGCGGCATGTCCAGGTGAAGAAAGGTGAGTGGCGTGCGACGAAGGAATTTACGGGAGTGGCAGGGTTCAATCTCAACGAACTTTATTCCCCCTGGTCTTCACTTGCAAGGATCGTCAAGAACTTCATCGAGGCGAAGAAGACTCCCGAGCTCCTGAAAGCATTCGTCAATACCTCTCTCGGTGAGACCTGGGAAGAAGCCGGAGAGCACATCGATGACGGCGGGCTCATTTCACGGCGTGAGGAATATCAGAAGGTCCCGGCCGGCGTTGGTGTGCTCGTGGCGTCGGCTGACATCCAGGCGGACCGCATCGAGAGCCTGGTCGTCGGCGTCGGCGTTGATTCCGAGGTATGGGGAATCGAGCACAAGGTTTTTTACGGCGATCCCGCGCTGCCGGCGGTGTGGGAGTCTCTGAAAGAATATCTGAATACACGTTTTGAGCATGAGAGCGGCCAGAAGGTCCCGATCGCGTGCGCCTGCATCGACTCAGGCGATCATACTCAAGATGTGTACCGGTTCGTCCGGTCCCATCAGGGGAGGCGTATCTACGCGATTAAAGGGTCAAGTCAACTTTCCAACGCCTCCCGGCCGATTGTCGGTATGCCGTCAAGGGGTAACGTGCAGCATGTCACGGTTTTCCCGATCGCGACGGACACCGCGAAGGATATATTGTTTTCACGGCTCAAGGTTCAGACTCCGGGGCCCGCATACATCCACTTCAACTACAGTTTCAGTGAGGATTTTTTCGACCAGCTCAGCGCCGAGAAGCGGGTGGTGAAATATTACAAGGGGTTCCCGCGGCGCGAGTATGTGAAGATCAAGAAACGGAACGAGGCGATCGACCTTTTCGTGTACTGCCTGGCTGCGTATGAGATTCTGAACGTGCAGAACATCAAGAGGCGCGTCGAGGCGCTCGCCGTGAAGCCGGCCGCCGCGAATGAAGTCAAGCAGGGACCTGTTCCGCAAAGAGACATAACACAGGAAATGTTGAAGGAACAGAAGAACAGGATTACATCGAAAAGGCCGGGTCGGAACTGGGTCACGGGAGGGATCGGGCAATGGAAAATATAATCAAAGGCGATACCCTCGAGCTCGTTTACGGATCTGGCGAATATGCGATTGCGGATTATGACATCGAGATTGCGCTGCGCGGGGCCTCGACGATCGACATCAAGACCGGAGGGACCGGGGTCACGATTGATAAGACGAGCGGCGACTACGAAATCACAGTGACCTCAACGGCTACGGCGAACTGGACTGCCGGGAATTATGAATTCGCCGTGTACCTCGTGAAGACCGGAGAGCGGCACATCATCCAGAGCGGCAAAGTCGAGATCAAGGCGAATGTTTCGGGACTTTCCGCTGCATACGATCCGCGAAGTACCGTCAAAAAGACGCTCGATGCGATCGAGGCGGTCCTCGAAGGCCGGGCCAGCCAGGACATCATGACCTACAGCATCGCGGGCCGGCAGATTGCGAAGATCCCGATCCCCGATCTACTCAAGCTGCGGGATTATTACAAGCGTGAGTACGCGAGCGAACAGAAAGCCGAGGCCCTTGCGAACGGAATCGGAACCGGCGGCAAAATTCTGGCGAGGTTCTGACATGAAAATAATGGATCGTCTATTCAAACGTCGGAAAAAAGAGATCACGAGGAAGCAGCGTTTTATGGCGCTCAGGTACGCCGCTGCGGACACGGGCCGCCTGCTGTCGTCCTGGACGACGACGAACACGAGCGCCGACGCGGACATCGCCTCATATCTGAAATCGCTCAGGGCCCGGTCGCGTCAGCTCGTGAAGGACAACGACTACGCCCTGCGGTTCATGCAGCTCGCGGTGAATAATATCATCGGCTCGACCGGAATATCGTTCCAATGCAAATCGAAGGACGCGCCGGACCGTTTGGACAAGCGGGCGAACGATATCATCGAAACTGGTTTTGCGGACTGGGGGCGGCCTGTTTTCTGTTCGCTCGACGGGCAGCTTTCATGGAAAGAGATGCAGCGCTTGATCCTTCAGTCCGCGATTCAGGACGGAGAGGTCCTTGTGAGGATCTACCGCGGTAATGCGGTAAACAAGTATTCGTTTGCGCTTCAGGTCCTTGAGGCTGATCATCTCGAAATCGATCTCACTGACACGACTAAAAACATCCAGATGGGTATCGAGTACGATGGTTTCGGCCGGCCGGTCGCATATCATCTGTACAAACAACATCCGGGTGGCAATAGATATGCCGAGTCTGCCTACGGATCACGGGAGCGCGTCGATGCAAAAGATATCCTCCATATTTTTTTGAAAGAAAGGCCGTCGCAGTCCCGCGGGGTGCCCTGGATGCATTCGGCAATGGTGCGGCTCAACCACCTCGGGTCGTATGAGGAAGCCGAGATCGTGGCGGCAAGGGTCGCTGCGTGCAAAATGGGAATTCTCACGAATCCGAATGGCGAGGGATACGTCGGTGACGAGAAAGACACCGATAACAACATCGTCGTGGACGTGGGGCCGGGAAATTGGGATCAGCTTCCGGCCGGGTGGGACGTAAAAATGTTCGACCCGACGCATCCGGCGGGAAATTTCGACGGGTTTATGAAGCGCACCCTCATGGGGATCGCGTCGGGGCTCGGGGTTTCATATGTTTCGTTGGCGAATGACCTTTCTGCGGTAAATTATTCGAGCATAAGGGCCGGCAGCCTGGCGGAACGCGATCACTGGAGGATGCTTCAGTCATGGTTTATCGAGTCTTTCTGCGTAAGGGTGTTCGAGCGTTGGCTGGACGGCGCCCTGATAACGCAGGCGATCAAACTACCGTATGAGAGGATCGAGAAATACAACAAGCCGCGGTTTTACGCGCGGAGTTGGGACTGGGTTGATCCGGAGAAGGACACGAACGCGGCCATCAAGGAAATCAACGCGGGACTGAACACGCTCACCGACGTGCTCGCTGAAAGCGGGAAAGACATCGAGGACATTATCGAGACGAAGAAACAGGAGCAGGAGCTCCTTGCTCAATACGGGATCACATTAAATACGGACCCACAAAATCCTGCGAAACAAAAATTGGAGAATTCAGATGGAAACCAGACAGCAAATCAAGAGTAAAACACTTTTTAGAAGCGTCGAAATAAGGGAAGTGCCGGCTAAACAGGACTCGCGGACGATCGAGCTGTCGTTCAGCTCCGAGGACCCCGCGAAGCGTTTCTGGGGGACTGAGATTCTCGACCATGACGCGAAGTCCGTCAGGATGGACCGGCTGCTGAAGGGAGCGCCGTTGCTCTGGAACCATAATCTCGACGAACAGATCGGCGTTATTGATAAAGCATGGATCAGCGACCGAAGGGGAAAAGCGTTGGTTCGTTTTTCCAGGTCACAAAAAGCTGATGAGATATACCAGGACGTCCTTGATGGCATCCGACGGGGTGTATCTGTGGGATACCAGATACATTCCATGATTCTCGAGGAGGAGAAGGACGGAGAAGCCACCTATCGGGCGAATGACTGGGAACCGTTGGAAGTTTCAATCGTCTCGGTTCCGCTTGACATTACTGTCGGCGTGGGCCGGGCCCTCGACCAGGATCATACCATCGAGGTAATAAAAATCAACAAGGAAGAAAAAGAAATGGAAGCTGAAGTAAAAAGTCAGCCGATAAAAGAGGCTGAAAAAATTAACGTCTCCGATGTCAGGGCCGAGGCCCGGAAAGAGGAACAGAAGAGGATCCGCGAGATCAATATGTTCGCGGAAAAACATGGTCAGAAAGAACTCGCGGAAGAGTTCATAAGGGACGGGAAGTCTTCTCAGGAGTTCGGGATTGCGGTACTCGAAAGGATCGGCAACCTGAAGCCGATCAATCCCATTCCGGCAACCATCGGAATGTCCGAAAAAGAAGCGAAGAAGTTTAGCATCGTCCGTGCGGTCAACGGGCTGCTCTCTGGAAGGTTCGGAGGCTATGAGAAAGAATGTTCCGACGCCGTGTCGAAAAGGATCGGGAAGGATCCTCGCGGGTTCTTTGTCCCTGACGAAGTTCTTCATCAGAGGGTGCTCACCGTCGGGACCGTGTCCTCGCCGAGTACCGGCGCCGGGAACCTCGTGGCTCAGGATCTCGTGAGCTTCATCGAGTTGCTCTACAATTCGATGGTGCTCGTAAAAGCGGGCGCGAGAGTTCTCAAGGATCTCAAGGGCGATGTGCTTATTCCGAAGCTGACCGGCGGCGCTGCGGCGTACTGGGTCACTGAAAACAGCGCGATCACCGGGGCGTCGGCTCAGACTTTCACCCAGGTGAGCATGCGGCCGAAGACTCTCGGCGTATACACTGAACTTGCGCGCAAGTTGCTCATTCAGAGCTCGATGGACGTCGAGAACCTCATCAGGACAGATATGGCGGTTCAGATGGCGCTCGCGCTCGATAAGGCGGGGCTTGTCGGCAGCGGATCGGGGGCGACTCCGACCGGGATTCTCAACACCTCGGGCGTAGGCGATCAGAGCTGTGACGGATCATATCCGGATTATGACGATCTTCTCGCGATCTGGAGCGATGTCGGCGTCAGCAACGCGGCGATCGGTTCGCTTGCGTGGGTGTTCAACGCGAAAATGGCCGCGACGCTCAAGCAGGTATAT